GTTGCATGGGCTCCGCTGCCCAAGATCCCTGAGCACATAAAACAAATGCTTATGGCAAAACACTTGAAAGGAATGCCATGATTGAAATACGACAAGACGAGGTAATCAGGATGGCGAAGATTGCCAAGCTGCCAAGTTACCTTAAGACAGGCGAACCGGTGAATCTGAAAGAGCTGGAATATTTCGCAGAACTGATCAGGTTTTACGTTAGTGAGGGAAAACTAAACCACTGCATTGAATTACTAGAGAAACACGGCCACAACGACGCAGCAGAATTACTGAGGGGCAAAGGATGATTCCGTTCACACTACCGATTGCAAGACGAACAGATCCACTGACTTCGCACATGGCAGCAATAGACGCACGATTCAAAGCAAACAATCACAGGCGTGTTGCGCTATTAGCTTTCCTGAAACACGGCAACCTTACCGATTACGAACTGGCAGAGAAAACTGGTCTACAGCAAAACAGTATCGGGAAACGTCGAAAAGACTGCCAGGATGCAGGATTGGTGACCCATTACCGAGACGACGAAGGAAACAAAGTAAAGCGACCAGCACCGTCAGGAAGCAAGGCTTATGTTTGGACGCTCACCGAGCGCGGGGAAGAGCTAGCAAACCAAATTAAGAGGGAACTATGAAAGACTTAGCAAGACAGGCATTCTTAAACTCATTAACCGAAGACCTAACCGACTTTGACAGGCTGATGATTCAAGTGGATGAGATCTGCGAGATGGCAGAGGATCTATCCCTGCGAGCCAAACAGCTAGCAGACGAAGCCGAGGAAAACTTAAGGAGACTGCGCGGTGAGTGAATGGGACTCTGTAAAAGGCATCGTAGAGCCGTGGAGAAGGCTGACAGTCGAAGAAATGAAGGCTGTGGGTAGAAACCTACTGACAAAGCAAAACGAGGCTGAGATGCTGATCTACGCCACCAGGATCGAGGCGTACATCATGGCATTGAACTCCCCAAAAATTGCGAGTAAACTGAAAAAGTGACTCCTCCCCCTGTTAGCCCTCTCCCCGGGGGCATTTTTTTGGAGCGCAGATGATTAAGCTCAAATTCAAAGAAGAACCGGTAACCGCTGGCGCTTTCATTATGTGCCTATTGCATGGGGTCACCAACGCTCACATTCTCCACTTGCAAAGCCAAAGCTATGCACAGCACAAAGCGTTAGGCAATTTCTACGAAGATTTAGGTGAGTTAGTAGATTCTGTGGTCGAGCAGTGGCAAGGGCTCAACGGCAAGCTCATCAGTTACCCAGTTGAGTACAGACCACCACAGCAAACACCCAAAGCTGAGCTGGAATATATGCTTGGCTACGTTACTGACTACCGGGCGGTAATGGGAAGTGACTCGGCTATACAAAACGCAATAGACGAGATCGCAGGGCTGATGCAGTCAACGCTCTACAAGCTGACATTTCTAAAGTAATGCCCTACAGAAAGACAACAAAGGGATGGTACTGGGGAAGTAAAGGGCCATTCCCAACACTACAAAAGGCTCAAGCAGTCGCACGAGCAGCATATGCAGGAGGTTATCGTGAGGATCGAGAAAGCGCTAGAGCATCTAGCCAACGAGAAAGACTTCATCTTCCAGGCCGTATTCAACCAAGATGATCTACCTTACTCACTCTACTGTTTATTCAACGCTCTTATGGAGCGTGAAGAACTAGAGTCAATCACAAGACATATGACTCAGAAAGAGTCAGATCTATTCCTTGACTTAGCCCTATATCCCGTATGCCAAGAACGCCCAAGCAGACAACCTGCCGCGAATTAGGCTGTACAAATCCCAAGGTTAACGGCTCAACCTTTTGCAACCAACATGGCGGCGCAGTATCTACAGACCGTAAGGTGTTCAATAAACTGTACGGTACTAAGCAATGGCAACAGTTTCGGCAGATCCAACTGTCAAAGCATCCGATCTGCGCTCGATGCCAAAGCCTGGGGAAAATAACGCCAGCTCACCACGTTGACCACATCTTTCCGCACAGAATGGATAGAGAAAAGTGGATGGGCAACCGCTTTCAGTCGCTCTGCGCTGAGTGCCACTCCATAAAGACAGGGCTTGAAAAGAAAGGCGAGGTGCATGATTATGTTGCGGGCGAGATACACTTGGTTTCATAATGCGGAATAACTTAAAAATTGGCGCGTTGGAGATGAGCAAGCGCGGCCTTAACTTTCTGCAAAAGGATTATTCCAATTGGGTAGCTTAAAAAAACAGGGAATTCCCCGCGTGGTCATGACTCGCGTGGGGGATCTCACCCCTTACGCAAGAAACGCAAGAACGCACTCAGACGCGCAAGTCGCGCAGATCGCTGCGTCGATAAAAGAGTTTGGTTGGACGAACCCGATCTTGGTTGATGGCGAGAAGGGATTGATTGCTGGCCACGGAAGATTGGCCGCGGCGCGGAAGCTCGGCATGGAAGAAGTTCCGGTGATAGAACTAACTCATCTTTCAGAGACGCAAAAGAAAGCGCTGATCCTTGCTGACAACAAACTTGCCTTAAATGCAGGTTGGGATGCTGAGCTGTTAAACCTTGAGCTAGAAGAGTTGGAGCTTGAGGGCGTGGATTTAGATCTAGTTGGTTTTGGCGAAGAGGAAAGAAACGCGCTAAGGCCGGAGGTTGTAAACGAAGGTCTGACCGACGAAGATGCTGTGCCCGAACCTCCGCCAGAACCGATTACTAAGCCTGGGGATATTTGGCTACTAGGCAAGCACAGGCTTATGTGCGGGGATAGTACAAGCGTAGACGATGCTTATAAGTTAATGAATAACTTGAAAGCGGATCTTGTTTTTACTGACCCTCCTTACAATGTTGCTTATGAAGGTCGTGGGGAAAAAAACAAATTAGGCCCAATTAAAAATGACAATATGTCAGAGGGGGATTTCGAGCAATTTTGTCGAGATGTTTTTGCAACTTACTCGGCAATAATGAAACCTTTGTCCTGTATTTATGTATGTCACCCAGATAGTCAAAGTGCTCCTAAATTAGCTTTTGAAAAAACATTCGCTGAACAATTTAAGAAATCGTCAACAATTATTTGGGTTAAACAATCCGCCGAGATGGGGTGGCAAGATTACAGAGCTCAACATGAACCAATTCTTTACGGCTGGAAAGAAGGTTCGGGCAAACATTTTTATTGCGGAGATAGATCCAAAACAACCATCTGGCGAATAGGTAGAGATGCACAAGCCGGTTATGTTCACCCAACTCAAAAACCAGTTGCTTTGCCAGAAGAGGCAATTTTAAACAGCAGTAAGGGAGAAGATGTTGTGGTTGATTTGTTTGGTGGTTCAGGTTCAACGCTAATTGCTTGCGAAAAAACGGGGCGCTCTTGTCGAACGATGGAACTAGACCCAAAATACTGCGATGTCATCGTCAAGCGATGGGAAGAATTCACAGGACAGAAAGCGAGGTTAGAAAATGCAGAGGAAATATCCACCTGAGGTTCATCTGGTACACGGCACGAAGGGCGAGAACACTGGCGTACCGTTACCCGAGAAAATCAAGATCCGCGTACCCTTCGCTGAGTGGGCGGACGATCCGACTTTATTTAGTCGAGAACGATTCGTTCGTGAGACTGCTGACTATCTGTTTACCGTCTACGGGATTGGCTCAGATCAAGACCGCCATACGCTGATGATGCTTGCAGATCAGGTTCAGCTTTATATTGACGCAAGGAAAGAACAGGCAAAGCATCCGTTAGTGGTCAAGACTAACGGCGGTAAGACTCACGCTCCCAATCCTTACATATCGCTTGCAAACAAAGCGATGGAGAATGCAGTCAAACTTATGAACGAGATGGGCTTAACGCCGCGCTCGAGGTTGGCTGCGAACAAACTTGAGGATGGCAGCAAGATGGGTGAGTTCCTGTCCGGTCCTAAATTCGGAACATGAGAATAGAAGATGGGATCGAATACGCTGTCGCTGTCGCTAAAGGCGACATTAATGCTTGCCGGAATGTGCGGCTTGCTTGCCAGCGGTTTCTTAACCACTTAGAAAACAAAGAGTGGGAATGGGTATTTGACCCAGCTCAGATTAATCACTTTCTGCAATTCACAAGTCTTTGCCGGCATGTAAAAGGTCAGTGGGCAGGGCAGCAAGTCAATCTTGAGCCCTTTCAGATTCTTATAGTTTGCGCGATCTACGGGTTTCGTCTTAAGCGGGATCGTTCTAAGCGCATGGTTCAGGATGTGATTGTTTACATCCCGCGTAAAGCTGGCAAGTCAACGCTTACCGCTTTGATCGCTCTTTACGAGCTCGCTTTCGGTGATGCCGGCGCAGAGGTTTACACAGTCGCTACTAATCGAGATCAGGCAAGCATCGTCTTTACTACTGCCAAGGGATTTATCGAAACCCTGCCTCGAGAAATCTCCGGTCTCTTTATCCCTGGCAAGTTCACGATAGTGAAGAATGGCGACTCTCAATCGGTGTTCAAAGCGCTCAGCAGGGATACCAAGCGTACGGGTGACGGGTTGAACCCTTCTTGCGCGATTATCGACGAGGCTTCGCAGATCATCGACAGGAATACGATTGAGGTCTTGCATTCGGGTATGGTGGCACGAGCAAATCCGCTGCGTCTATATATAACCACGGCCAGCTTCACCCGCGACACGAAGTTCTTTGAAGACCTCCAGGTTATGGAGCATATTCTTCACCAGGATGTTCCCGATAATCCAAGATGGTTCGGGCTTTTGTATTCCTTGGATGCTGGCGACGATTGGCGAGACCCGACGGTCTGGCATAAAGCAAACCCTATGCACAATATCTCGGTCTCACACGATGCGATTGCCGCTCGATGTGAAGAGGCCAAGATTAAGCCGGCGGCATTAAATGAGTTTCTTTGCAAAACCCTTAACGTCTATGTCTCAGCAGAAACCGCGTGGGTTGATCGTTCTCATTGGGATGAGGCTGTAGGCCTGACGGATCGAGAACCCGAGGCCGTGTTTATTGGTTTTGACTTGGCGGCAACGCGAGATTTGAACGCGGTTTGTACGCTTAAGCGATTTGCTGAGGATGATTACGAAGCCGAATGGAAGTTTTTTTTGCCTGAAGACGGTTTCGATTTATTGCCGGCTCACTACCAGGATATTTTCCGGCAAGCCATCAATTCGGGGATTTTGCACATCACCGAAGGCAATGTGATGGACGATCGTGAGATTTCAGAGTATATTCTGGGACAAAGCCAGAAATACGACGTTCGTGAGGTTGGCTACGACGCATATAATGCGGCTGCGCTGGTTGCGCGATTATACGAAGCAGGAATGCCGGTTAAAAAAGTTGGGCAAGGAATGGCGGTACTTTCCAACCCTTCTAAGCATGTAGAACGGCTTATTCTTGGTCACAAAATCAAACACGATGGTAACCCGTTTTTAGGCCACCAACTGGGAAACTGTGAAGTGTTTACGGATGTGCAAGGCAACATCAAGGTCAAAAAGGCCGGAGTTGACCGCCACGCGAAGGTCGACGGGATCGTTGCCCTCATTATTGCGATGCACTGTTCGCTTGATAATCCCGCACCGTCTGAATCGTATGGATTCAGAGTCTTTTGAGGCTGAAAATGGGCATATTTGACAGATTCCGTAAGAAAACAACCCAAAATGAGTCGAATTCGTTGTTCGGCAACACTGTTTTGGGTAACAACGTCATGCTCCGTGGCAAGGGGCAGGGCTTCGGATCTAATCAACTTCTCTATGTAACCACCTCTGCTGTCAACGAGGCTGGGCGCTCTTTAGACATTACAACGCTTGCTCGCAATAGCACAGTCATGGCTTGCGTGGGGGCTAAGGCTCGGGCTCTGTCTCAATTGCCGATCAAGATCATGAGCCGGCAGAATGACGGAACTTTAGTTGACACCCAAACGGATGAATCCGTTCCTGAGCGCGAAAAGACTCGGGCTAAGTCAATTCTTAATCTTCTTTCTCAGCCTAACAACTTTCAGTCTCAATACGAGTTCTGGTATCAGTTCACGATGTGGCACGAGTTAGCCGGTGAGACTTTCGTATTACTTTGGCGCAAGAACGAGGCCGATCCTAATCAGATTCCGTTTGAGATTTACGTTTTAGATTCGACGTTAATTGTGCCGCGTATCTCTGAGAATAGATACCCTTACTACACGCTTACAAGCTCAAGTTACGGCTTTAACAAAGACGAACCGCTCAAATACTTCCAGGTTATGCACTGCAAGTCGGAGCCTTGGCAGGGTTCTTCGTCTTTCAACCGCTTGCAAGCTGTCGAGCTGATCTCGCTAGACCAAGACATTGATCTTTACTCCAACTTCATTATGCTTAACGGCGCAAAGCCTTCTGGCTTGTTCCGTACAGAGCAAGTAATACCTGATAGCAAGTTTAAAGAGATCGCTGCAAGGCTAAAAGAAGCATGGACGAACATGCTTAACAGCCAGCCCTCGGATCTGTCTAAGCCTGGGCAGTCTATGCTCTTAGACCAAGGTATGATGTACGAAAGTATTAAGCCTTTGACCTTGCAAGACGTAGACGCACGAGAACTTAAGAAACAAACGATGGCAAGAATTGCCGGTTTGTTTGGTGTACCGCCGGCAATGATTGGTGTATCGGAGTCTAAGTACAACAATACTCAGACGATGCTCGACGAGTTTTATAAGTCGACGATGATGCCCTTTATAACCAATATTGAGCAAAAGCTAAAGACAAGTTTGCTTGCTGGTTATCCAAATTTGTTTGTTCAGTTCCAGACGCAGGATTTCCTCAAGGGCGCTCCGTTAGACCAAATGAATTACGCAGTCGCAGGGGTAAAGAATGGGATTCTTACGCCGAATGAAGCTCGGGAGTATTTGGGGCTTAACAGTTTGGATGATGCTGATTCTCTGCTTGCTCCCTTTGGTTCTGATAAGCCTATTGCCGGCAGCTCGCCACAGGATACGGGCGGCGGCGGAAATCTTAAAGTAGTGGGCAAGACCGGAAGGGCTGGCAATGCTTAAGGATGTTTTGGAGCGGTTAAAAGCTGCGGCGGAAAAGAGGAAGCCAAAGCCAAAACCCGTGGATGGCAAAATGCAACAAAAGGAACCTATCAATGGCTAAGCACATTCAATTTTTCACCGAGGCAAAGGTTGAGCTTGGCCGCATGGCTGACGAGGCAACGGGTGAGCCTACAGGCGAAATTGAGGCGACCCTGACAACCTGGGGCGCGAGAGAAGGCGCAGACGGGCGCAGATTCTTTTACACGCCAGAGGCTTTTGAAATGTGGCACGAAAGCTGGATGGAAGCCGGCAGACCGCTCCCGATGTACTTCCAACACTCAAGCGACATGATGCCCGTGGGCGAGTGGTCAAAATTCGACATTACTGACGAAGGCATGACGGGAACCGGAAAACTGTTTCTGAATACCACGGCGGGGTCTGATTTGTACACGATCATGAAGGAATCGCCGCGTATGGTTGGTGGGGTTTCTGTTGGTGCGTACGCTGACGAATACCAGATGGTTGATGAAAACGGCGAGCCAACAGATGATACTGACGGTTTTTTTCAGATCATGAAGGGCGGATTGGCAGAGGTTTCTATTGTCATGAACCCTAACAATCCCAAGGCTGAAATTAGCCGACTTGAATATTGGATGGATAACAAACCCAATCCAAGAGTAATCGAGAAGGCACTGCGTGATGCAGGTCTTTCAAGAAAGGATGCAACCGCTGCATCCGCGCTGCTGAAACAGATTATTGAACAGCGTGATGCTGAATCTGCAAAGCAACCCGCTCAACCGAGTGATTCGGACGCAGCGGTGAAACTGCTGGAGGCGCTCCAATACCGCGAGCTGCTAAAGGCAATCGCAACCCGATAAAGGAACTATCATGCTTGAAAAAGTCATTGAAAAACTAGACGCAATCGAAGCGTCTAACGCTGCAAAACTTCAGGAAACCGCTGAGGCTGTAAAAACTCAGGTTAACGAAGCTGTAGAAACCCTTAAAACGGAAACCGAGCAAAAGATCGCTGCTTTAGAAGCAAAGATCGGCGCTCCTTCCATCATCCGCCCAATCCACAAAACCATCCGTGGTGAGGCAAATCGTCGCTTCCGCGATGTGCTCAAAGAGTACATGAAGGGCGGCAATCAGGTTGAGCGCGAAGTAAAGATCTTTGAATCGGTAGACCAGTTTGACGGTTACATCCGTGAGGCATCTGCGCTTACCGGCTCGGGCTACGATGTTGGTGGCCGTACCGCTTATGACCCCGTGTTTGCTGCTAAGCGTCTCGGAAATCCGATGATGGATCTTTCCCGCATCGTTGCAACTGATGGTTCAGCCTATCAGTTTCGCGTGAAGCAGGGAAATTCTGGCGCCCAATGGGGATATACCGTTCAAAATAATGGAGCGGCAACAACTGAAGCAACGTCAATCTGGCAGGTGATCCTCAAAGACTTGAACGCACAGTTCCCAATCAGAACCGCTGCACTTGATGACATTGACGGTCTTGAGCCTAACGTTGTTGACGATATGCTGATGGAATTTCAGCAGGCAATGGCAACCTCGATGATTCAGAACAACGATCAATCGGGAACCGGAACCTCAGTTACGACTGGCGGCGCTGACGGTCTGCGCGGTTTGGATCAGTACGCTGGTGCAAATGCAACCTACACGGGCGGCACTGTTTCCACGGCGGCATTCGGAACCTCGGGAACGGCGACGACCAACGGTTTGCACAGCTTGGCAACGTATGACCAGTTGACCACCAACGCAAACACTGTGGGCGCAAACAACATCGTTTATAAAGACGTTGTTAATTTCATCTACAGCTTGCCACAGCAATACTGGACTCCGACTGCTCGCTTCATGATCAACCCGATCTTGTTGCAGGGCATTCGCGGTTTGGTTGACGATCAGAAGCGCCCAATCTACATCGACGGTCTTTCGCGTGATGATGGCATCGTTGGCAAGTTGCTCGGCTTTGACGTTGTGGTTAACAAGTACGTTGACAATCCTTCTCAGCCAACAACCGGCGCGGCAGGTACAACGTCTTACTACCCCATGTACTTTGCTGACTTCCAGCAGTTCCACACTATCGTTATGCGTCTGAGCATGGTTCTGCGTCGCTACGACCAGACGCTTCCTGGCTCAATCACGTTCTACGGCGAAACTCGCGCGGCAACTTCTGTGCGCGATCCTAACGCCGGTGTTCGTTACCGTTCCACTGGCACCGCGGCTTAATTTAAGAGGGCGCAAGCCCTCTCCCTCTTTGGAGAGACTATGAGACAGGTAATTTTGGAAGGCTTGAAAAAGGCTCTTCATGAGGGCAAAGCCACGGTTAACCTTGCTGAAGCCTCAGCCCTCACGGGCTCGGGCTCCGGCGTTGGTGGCCGAGTATTTAACGAAGATGTATTTGCAAGTCTGCGTTACTGGAACCCTTTCCGCGTTTACGCTAACCAGACGATGACTGCGGATTCAGACATTCAGTTCACGGTTAAAACTGGTAACGCCGCTAACAGCACAAACCCTTGGGGCTACACGGTTAACGCTAACAGCGGTTCCCCCAATATCGCGACATCAATTTGGCAGCTTCCAATGCGCGTTATCTCGGCGCAGATGCCTATCCGCGCAGCCGCGATGGATGACATTAACGGTTTGGATGCTGCGCTTGCTGAAGATCTTGCGATGGAATTTAGCCAGATCGAAGCCGCGTCTATGGCAATTAATGACGATCAGGCAGGATCGACAACCACAAGCACAGGCGCGACCAATGGTTTGCGCGGTCTTAAGATGTACGCGGGAACAGCGGGTTCTACGGCGGCTTACGGATCTTCTGGTACGGCAATCACAAACGGCATCCACACGCTTAGAACTGTTGGTTATGGTCATAGTGGCGGCATCGAGTGGGAAACGCTTGTAGACCTAGCTAATGCCCTTCCTGGGCAGTTCTGGAGAATGCCAGGGACTGCTTGGATGATGCACCCGACTGCAATCCAAACGCTGCGTGACTACACTCATAGCGGCAACTCTTACGCGCTTGTTGAGGTTGGCGAAAAAGATGAAGGCCCCGGCGTAAACATTATGGGCTGGCCGGTTATTGCTAACCCGTACTTGGATGCTCCCGCTATCGGAGCATGTCCTATTTATCTAGCAAATTGGCCGCGCTTTATGTGGATCGTTGACCATTCTGAAATGACACTCCAGAGAATGGAGCAGACGCAGCCTGGGACTATCACGATTTACGCTGAAAAGCGTTTAGTCTCGACGGTTCGTGATGTAACCGCTGGTGTTCGTGTGATCGGAACCTAATATGCCAAGCCAGCTACAAGGTAATTTCGGCGCGGGTTCTCGCAACCCGTTCAACTACTCGAAAGTTATCCAGAGTAACCGCGATCCGGTTACGCAATGGCTTACGCTTGACGAAATCACCAACCAGCTCAATCTTTTTGCTGATGAATCGCAGGATGAATTCCTGTCTCAGCTTGAGCTGGCTACACGCATGGCAATTGAAGATTATTTAGGTGTGCCAATCTTCAATGTGACGTATCAGGCTTCGTATCTAATCTCGGGTTTGATGGCGGCTCCGGTTTCGCTGGATCTTCCCGAGGTTTCGCAAAACGGGGTTACGATCAATTGGGTGAAGTACTACAACGACTTAAACCCTCCGGTTCTAACGACAATTGCAAGCTCACAGTATTACTATGACCCGACAGGGAACAAGTTGGTTTTGTTTGAGGTTCCCAACAATGTAAACACCTACATGACTGCGCCAATGTTGTGTCAGTACACACTACAAGGCAGCGTTATCGGTCAGTATCCCGTAGTGAAGCAAGCCGGCTTAATGTTGCTCACGCATTTCTACAACAACCGTTCTGCAATCTCTGAGGCTAAGCAGTATCAGCTTCCGTGGGCGATTGACCAGTTGTTGAGACCTTACAAAACGCTGGTGATGTAATGGTTTTACGCGTCGATCAAATCACCATCAATAATCTCACGTTTGGGCTTACCAATCTTGGCGAGCAGACAACGACGGAGACCGCATGGTTTCAGACGCGAGCAAAAACGAAATCTGTGCATAACCGCATTCGAACGCTTGAGAAGTTTCGGCAGTACGACAACATGATTGAGTTCACCGTGAATTACACGCCTAACATGCGTACGATCTCGGATGCTCAAGAGGCTTACAGTATTTCTTTTCGTGAGAAGTCTTGGCGGATCGCTGAGGTTTACGAGCACGATGACAGGCAGTGGGTAACGTTCACTTGTTACCGTAACGAACCGACGGTTGCGGTCTGATGGGTCAAAATTCAGCCGTTATTTACGCTCAGGCGATACAGGCGCAGCTAACGACGGTTTGTACGCCCACGCCGGTCTATGCTGTGTTTAACCGCAACTTTGCAACCGAACCAACATTCGTTACTTGGCAGCTAAGAGATGTGCATCAGCCGGTTTATACGGGGCCGCAGTCAGTTAAGGGTATAGATCGACCTGTCTTTCAAGCGACAGTCTTTGCTCAACAAATGGCGAACTGTTATGCAAAGGCTCAGCAGATTGTCGATGCGCTCCACGGCTACCAAGGGACATTTGGCGGCTTATTTTTTGTGGCAAAGATTGACGTTGATTGGCTTTTCCACACATACGACAATGACAGTAAGCTACATCAAATTGTTTTAGACTCTACTTTAGATATTCCTTCGTGAGGTGAAAAATGGCACTACCAAATAAAGTTTTACCCGGCTTTTCAGCCTCTCTATACTGCCAGCCGGGGGCTACTCCAACCGTTTTAACAACGGCCAACCTTAGCGTTTATGCGTCGGTTTCCGCGATTGCTGTATCTGCCAATCTTGTTCCGGTTGAGGCGATTCCTGCATTCGGCCAGGATGATGCAGTTGCTAACTTCTCGGTTGCCGGTTCGCGTCAATCTGACAAGATTCCGGTACAGTCTGCGCCAACCTCTATGACGGTCGTGGCCGCATGGAATCCAGCAGACACAAACCTTCTTTTACTTAGGGGCGACGCTTACAACGGAACCATTGACCGTACGTTTGTAATTGCTGCGACAGATGGAACCAATTACGTCTACTACGCTTTTAACGGTCGCGTATCGCAGTGGACGATTGATCCAGCTCCAGGCGCAGAGGCTCAAGTTACTTTCACGATTCATCCGCGAGGCAATCAATATGGCTGGTCAAACAACACTTGATGAATTAGTGGCGCTGATGGCGGAATTTAGGGGCGACCTTCATGCAATGGCAAAAGGGCATCCCTTTACCCTTCAAGAGGTGGATGCCGCCTTACAGGAAGCCAGCCCCGGCGGGGCCGAAGCAGTATGTCTTTCAGTGTTGAGGGCTCATGCAAAGAGCGAGTGATGATCTGCTGGCTTACCTAGTCACGCAAGCCCAGACCGGTTCTAAGAACTGGTTTGGGTATCCTCAACAAAGGCTCATCAACATTAGCCTTTGCCACAAGATCGCAGAGAACCATGCGCCAGACATGACACCAGACGAAGTAGTCAATTATGTAATTCGTCTTAACGATCTAATCTTCAAAAAGATCGTGACCAATGGGAAAGATTGAGGTTAAAGGTTTTCGAGAGTTTGAGGATTCGCTTTTAGAATTAGCTCAAGAGTTCGGCACGACCAAGGCTCGACGGTCTTTACTTCCTGGCTTAAAGTCTGCGATGGAGCCTGTCAAAGCCGCAATCCGCGCGAGGGTTCCTGTTGATACTGGAAAACTCCAACTTAAGGTTCGCAACGGCGCAAAAGTAGCCACGCGAAAAGACAAGTCTAAAAAGTACCTTACCCGCGACACTATTGCTTTTGGCTTTGTGGATGTTGGTGTTGGTTATAAAGATGCTAAAGGTGAGTACAGACCAGCAGCCGAGGCTATAGAATTCGGTACGGCAGAAGTTCCTGCTAGACCGTTCATACGAAACAGTTTTCAATCAATGGCAAGCTCCGCGCTTGATCGGTTAGCGTCTCTTATGAGCGCTCACATGGATCTTTGGGCGGCAAAACAACGAGCAAAGGTTAGAAAATGAGATTACAAGACAAGTTTGGTTCTTCGTTCCAAAGACAGAAGTACGCAGACATTGACTTCGCGGGGCATCCGTTAAAAGTCTATCTTCCAACCAGGAAAGAAATGCTTGAGCTTGAGGGCAAGATTAAAAACCCTCCCGATGCTTTACTTGAGCAGGAATACGCAAAGCTAGTCGACACGTTTGAGAAGTTGTACAAGATTAACAAGACCGTAGACGTTGAGCGTAAAGACGACGACATTGTGGTTGAGGGGCGAAGCCTGAAAGAGGCATCACGGTTTAAGGCGCAAGAAATCATGCGTGAAATTGCGCTCATAAACTTAGTTGGTTTCGAGGAAGGGCAAGAACTCTTTGCGCTTTCTTACGAAGACATTTCCGAATCGTTTTCTCCAGCTCAGATCAAACACCTTACCGATCTGATCGAGAAGGCGGTGAATCCAGACTACAAGGAAGTCGAAAAAAACTAAAGCGGTCACTATATCGGCAGATTCGGGCGGCAATGATCTTTAACGGTCAGTCTCCCGAAGTCATAGAGAGTCTTGATGTAGTGACCACGCGAGAGTTAGAATTGATGTACCGCGATGGCATGATTGGCGCGAGACAAAACTTAATGTTGATCTCGCATTTGATGGCAATTGTTTATAACGCGATATCTAAAAACCCAATCAAGAGTCGAGAGTTTTTCCCGCATCTGGAGGAATATTTTGTCCCTCCAAACTACATGACAAGACAAGAGCGAGACTTCCTAGCATTCACAAGTCTGCCAGGATTCAAGTCAGAGTTTTTAGACATCTTAGGGGGAAACAATGGCCGGTAAGCTAATCGCAGCCCTACAAGTCGCGCTAGGTCTTGAGAGCGCTAAGTTCGTTCAAGAGATTGATAGGGCTAAAGCCAAAACCCGCGAGATGAAGGTTAGCGTTGACCTTCTTGGCACTGCAATGGGCGCTCTACGCAGCCCGATGTTACTAGCCGCTGCTGCCGCTGGAACGTTTGCCACTTCATTTTTTAAAGCTGCGGATGCGGTTAATGACTTCGCTGAGGGGTCAGGCTTAGCGATTGAGGAGGTTCTAGCCCTTCAAAGCGCGATGGTGCAATCAGGCAAGGAAGCCGATAACGCCGCGCAGATGTGGGATCGGTTCTCGGTAACGCTAGGCGCTGCCGCTGATGGTCAAAAGGAACAAGCCGATCTGTTCAAAGAATTGGGCGTAAGTATTGCTGACGCTGGCGGTCTGTTAAGACCTGAGATCGACATCTTCCGAGACTTAACCTCGGTTCTTTCCGGCATGAGCGCCGGCGCGGAAAGGGCTCGATTGCAGGTTCAGTTGTTTGGCAAGCAATTCGGCAACTTAGATATTTCCAAGATCGACCAACTTTCAAGAAATACCGATAAGTTTTCAGGCGAAGCAAAGAAAGGCGTATTGGCTATCGGTGAGATTGGCGACGCTATTGACCAGATGACCGAGAAGGCAAAGATCGGCTTTTTAACCCTGATGGGCAAAGCGCGAGATGCCTATACGGGAATTAAGAAGTTTCTTGGCTTTGGTGAGGAAGAGCCCGCCGTTCCGCCGCCGGTGGTTGGTGTTACGCAGGGTGGCAGGCAGTCTGGAACACGCGTAAAAGCCGTAAAAGATTCTGGCGCTGATTCTGCCGCTAAATCGTTAAAGACTTATCTTGAGGGTTTAGACGCTCAGATTCTTAAGCTGAAAGAAGGCGAAGAAGCGGCGTTAAGGTTTGAGGCTGCAAAACAGGGCGGCGCTGCTGGCGTTGCCAAGATGGAAGAAATCATTAAGCTCCGCAGGGAAGAGGCTGAGCAACAAGAGGAAATGCAAAGGCTTGCAAAAGAAGCTAATCAAGAGCTGGCCGCAATGGAAGACTCTCGCAAGATGCGGCTAGAGCAGATTGTTAGGGAGTACGAAAGACAAGTTGAGATAGAAAAAGAAAGAGCTCAAGTAATGCTTGATTTAGGCCAGCAGGCAGAGATCATGGCTAACAAACAGCTTGAGGAAATGACAGTCAAGAAAAAAGCCAACGAAGAAGAGCTAGAGATTCTTGAGGATCTCAGAGACGGTTATAAGTCTTTAGGCGCGACAATTATTGAGGCATTTGCAACCGGCAAATCGGCGGCGGATGCTTTTAAGACTGCGCTTTCATCGCTCTTACAGAAACTTGCCTCAAGATCACTAGATAAGTTTCTTGATGCCATCTTTAAGTCAGACATGACGGGCGCTCCGTCTTTGTTCGAAAACTTTGCGTCTGGGTTGCCTGTAATTGGTAATTTATTTGGCAAGCGAGCAGGGGGAGGGCCTGTCTCATCTGGCGCTCCGTATCTTGTTGGCGAGAGAGGGCCTGAGCTATTTGTGCCAAGCTCTGCTGGTCAAGTTATCCCTAATTACGCGATGGGCGGCGCTACCACAGTAAATAACTACAACATTCAAGCGATAGACGTGAAGTCTTTTGAGGATCGTATTCTGGGAAGCTCTAAAGCTGTCTGGGCGGCAAACGCTTACGCAAACAAATCACTTTCGGTTAGGGGCAGAACATGAGCTTCCAAACGATCTTAGACATTAGCCAAACCATAACGGTTAACAACCGTCGAATGGTAGGCCAGCAATACTCAAGATCAGGGCAGGTTAGAACGGCGCTCTACGTTACTTCCGTTCCTTGGGTTTTTACTGTTAGGCCGCATTCGTTTCTTTACTATCCCCAGGTTCGAGATGTCATTCAGACGATTGACAATTTAGACAGGCAGACAGCGGCAACGATCACTTTTAGCTCGACAAACCTTCAATGGTTTACAACCTATCAAGGCCAGCTAAGCGGCGCTCAGGCGGCAGCGTTAACCCTTGCTTCTGTTCCCGCTGCAAATGCAACGACAATTTCAGTTGGTAACCTCCCTACTATTGCAAGCTCGACAATTGTATTTAAGGCCGGAGACTTTATCCAAATTGGTGACTATCCTTACAAGGTAACAGCTGAAGTGTTGAGGGGGGCAGGGTCTACCGTTAACGTGACAATTCACAGGCCGATAATCGGAACGCCATCAGCGGGAACGCTTACCGCTGTAGGCTCGGCTTGTACATTTAATGTGGTTGCTGAGGTTTGCCCAACATACACGCTCAAACCCATGACCAACGGCGCTTTTGTCGATTGGGATAATGACTTTGTTTTTAGGGAGTTCGTACAGTGACAACTCCAATGACCGCGTTATCTTCGTCAACGATAACGCACAGTGAATTTGTAAGGCTAGTTACAAGCACGAACACTTATACGTTTTGCTCTGCTGCTGCATCTATCACGGTTTCAGGTATTACGTTTACAGGCTTAGGAAGCCTTCTGTCTGTTGGCGATGTTCAGAGGGATCTAAAGGCAACCTCTGATGACATGCTTATAACGCTGATCGGTATAGACCCGACAAACGTTGCTCTAGTTCTTGCAAACAACATTAAGGGTTCAACCGTCGAGATCTGGCGAGGATTCTTTGATTCTAATTATCAAATCATCACAACCCCTTCTACTCAGTTTTTTAAGCGTTACCAAGGGATTGTTAACAGCGTCAGCCTTAACGAAACCTTCGACGAAAACAACCGATCCCGAACGGTTGCTTGCTCTATTGCTTGCGCTTCTTTCCGTACGATCTTAGAGAATAAAATCTCAGGCATAAGAACAAATCAAAATACATGGCGAGCGCTTTACTCAACAGACGCAAGCATGGATCGAGTCGACGCAATTGCAGGGCAATACTTTGATTTCGGATCGCCTCCCAAGGGTGGAGGATTATCAGATCCTAATGCTGGTGACCAACCTAATGTTTATGAGCAAGATTTATCAGGTATATGAGATACGCGACAAAATACGATATGCCTCACTTGGTTGAGATGATGAAGGCATACGCAAACGAAGCAGGCATTGAAACACTAAAAAACAATCAAAACGAAAACCATGTTAGATCTTTGTTTTACGAAATGCTTAAAGGTCGAGGCTTTATTCTTGTTGACGATCAGCTGCGAGGATTTATAGCGGCATACATAACACGAAACTTTTGGAACAGTAGTGTTAGGGAGCTTCACGAGGTGGCATGGTGGGTAGAGCCAGAGTATCGAAGTTCATCAATTGGCGGAAAACTCTGGTTAAGGTTCAACAAGCTGGCTCAAGATTTGTTAGACCAAAAAAGGGTTCAGATTGTTTGTACAAGCCTTATGCCTACGAGCCCAGAGATTGATTACACACGATACAAATTTAAGCCATTGCAAGCAACATTTTTTAGAGAGTAGATCATGCCTGCAAGTCTAATAGTTTCTTATCTTGTAACCCAAGGGGTTTTTGTTGCAGGAAGTTTTGCTGCGATGGCCGCAACCGCAGCTATTAGATTTGCAACTTCTGTGGTTGTTAGTAAAGCATTCGGAAATAAAAGATCAAGCTCTATAGACGTAGGGGCGCGACAGCAAATACCACCGGCGGCAAATATAAGCATTCCTGTAGTTTACGGCGATGCTTATCTTGGCGGAACATTTGTTGACGCTGTTTTATCTAATGATCAAAAGGTTATGTTTTATGTTTTGGCTATTTCTAGCATCAGTCAAAACGGGCAGTTTTCTTTTGATACAAATGATTTTTGGTATGGCGATAGGCTTGTAACTTTTGGGACGGGGCCAACGGTTGATAGCCTTACAGATGGAAGCGGAAACATAGACTATAGCGTTGGCGAGGCATCTAGATTACAAATCTATTTGTATACGTCTGATAACGCAGGAAACGTAACAAACGTAAATTCTTTAAGCGCTCCTTGGGATGTAATGGGGCCTCTTGAGCCTTCAGGTATAGATCCTGCATTGCAATGGCCTTCAACTGGTAGAAGGATGAACGGTTTAGCTTTTGCAATTGTTCGCATGACTTATAACAGAGATGCCGGATTAACAGGATTACAGCCATTGACTTTTAAGTGTTCTCAATATCTAAATGGAACGGGCGCAGCTAAGCCTGGAGATGTTTGGTATGACTACATGACAGACACGCGTTATGGCGCTGGCATGACGGGCTTGGTTGATTCTACAAGCGCTACCACTCTCAATACTTATTCTGATGTTGTTCTTTCGTTCACAAATTCATCCGGCGGAACAAGTACGCAGCCCAGGTACAGGATCAACGGCGTTATTGATACAGCAAGACCAATTCTTGAGAACGTCGAGCAAATTATTGAGGCTTGTGATTCTTGGATGACCTACACGGCTGCTACCGGCCAATGGTCTGTCGTCGTTAACAAAGCGGAAACATCTTCTTTTTCTTTTAATGATACTAATCTTATTGGCGATATAAGGGTTAGTACAACAGACATCAATCAGCAGATCAATCAGATTGAGATAGAGTTCCCAAGCAAAGATGCAAGAGACCAGCCTGATTTGGTTTACATGGCGCTATCAAGCGGTTTATACGCCAATGAGCCAGCGAATCGAGAAACCTACAAAATGGAAATGGTTAACGATTCGGTTCAAGTTAAGTATCTTGCAAACAGAAGGCTTTTACAGTCACGCGAGGATCTGCTTGTTTCTATAACAGCCGCCTACCCTGCTATTCAAGTGGATGCTGGTGACGTTGTAGATATTACAAACGTAGATTACGGATGGACAAATAAGCTCTTTAGGGTTGTAAAAGTCAATGAAATAACCACGCCAGATGGAGGGCTTGGCGCCACGCTAGATTTGGTTGAGTATTCCGCAACTGTCTATGCAGATCCACCTCCAGGAACTATAACCCAGTACGCAGAAGCTCCGCCATCTGGCATTCCTTCATCGCAATACATTTCCGCCCCTGGAACGCCAGTTCTTTACAACGTGGCTCCTTATGCTCCCGCTCCTTGCGCTGACCCTCCGGTTTTTAGTTTCTACTCGGATGCTCCCGCTACAGGCCGAGTCTCGCTTATGTCGCTGTACTACACGACAGTTGCAACGCCAACTAATAGCGATTGGAGCCTAATCAAAACATCCAAAACATTAGATGGAAGCCCGTTCAATCCAAACGTCTCTGTAGTTTTCACAAACATAACGCTACCTTCTGGAACGTATTATTTTCGAGCGATTGCTAGCAATGAAAGCGCTTCTTCTGTTAGCGGAACATCTTCAGCGTACGTTTGGGATACAAGCATAAGAACAGTAACGCTTTCTTCTACTGCTGTTCAATTTATAACCTCATCTGCCGGTGTTGTTTCTCCAGCGTCTATAACTTTCACGGCCACGAGCACGATGAGCTCCCCAACATGGGCTTGGAGAGTTGACGGGGTTTTGCAAGCATCAACAACTAATACATTTGTTCTTTCTGCTTTTGCTCCTAGTACAGCAAAAACAATATCGGTTACCGCCACACAGGGTAGCTGTACCGCTTCAAACTCGATCATTATTTCGAGTATTAGCGACGGGGCTGTCGGCCCAACCGGTCCCGCTGGCGGTCCAACCGGTCCAACCGGTCCGATCGGTCCAACCGGCGCGGGGAGCGGCCCGACGG